CTCAGTCCAGGCGCTGCCGGAATACTCATACGTCTTGACCTGCCCGCTCGGCGTCGTCTCGTTCGCAACCTGCACCCGCCAGCCCAGCTTCGGAGTGAGGTACTCCCAGGTGCCAGCCGTGGCGCCTACCACCCACCATCTGGCAAGGCGGTTCTGGCTGGCACCCGAGCCGGTGACGATATAGACGTCGCCCTCTGCTAGGCCGGAGGTCGGTAATGTGGCGACGCGCCCCTTGGCGATAGGCTGCCGCAGAAAGTCGTCCCACCGGTACATCCGCGTTACTTCGGCATAGTGCCCTTCACCGGGCAGCCCGTTCATTAGCAGGCCGGTATTCGGTCCCATATAAAGAGTCATGGTGCTACGCCTCCAAGTTCCTCGCCGAGGCGGAAGCCAAGGCCGTGTCGTTCGATTGTGATGTCGTGTTGCTGCCAGCTCTGCAGACCGTCGCGAACGCTGAACAGCACGATGCGCAGCACCGGCAGCAGCCCATGCGCCATGTCGTCCTCGAGCGGGTAGGTCCAGGTCGTGCCGGTCAGGCCGGTGTACGACTTCTTCAAGCTGCTACCGCTGTAGATGCTCAGCGTGTAGGTCGTGCCAGCTTCCAGCGAAATGCTGCTGGCAGAAGAGTCCACCAATTGGTCGGCCTGCAGCAGCCGGTTGCGGTGCGCCCACGACACGGTCAGCACACCGTAGGTCTTCGTCGGATACGCCACACCACACACCAGCACCCGGCCAGGCGCATAAGGCCGCGCCTGGCGCTGGTTCATTCGCAGCGAGTCGACCGGCGCGAGGCTCTCTGCGAGCGTCGCCGAGCTGGTGCGGCTCAGCAGCTTCACGTTCACTGTCTCGCCGGTCACGTACTCACGCGTGTCCTCGGTCGCCCAATCCTCGTAGAACCAGATCAGCGCGCCGGCCTCATGCGGCGCTGGCACCGTATCGACGCATCCCCGCGCGAGCACCGCGGTGCCGGCCGCAACGTTGATCGCGTCGACCCGGAAGATCTCGTCATCGATCATCGCCGCCGAGCCCACCTCGACCTGGTCGAGGTCGATACCCTGCACCAGCGTGACGCTGATGCTGGCCAGGCCCCGGCCGATACCGGCAGAGATCGCCGCGACCGGGCAGAAGTCGCCGGAGGTCCGCTCTTCGAATGGTGCAGACCCCACGCGGCTGAGCAGCGCGTAGTTCATCTGCAGGCCGGACGGCCGCATGCCCAGCGCCGCGAGGATGCCTGTCTCCGGCTGCAACTGCGCCAGATCCGCGTCGCTCAGCGCCGCCACGAGGTCGCGGTACGGCGCCTCGATGAGCCTGCGGGTCGCAATGACCCGCGGGGTGCGGTCGGGCGGGGTCCAGTTCGGCGGCTGGACTGCGGACGTCCCGGCTGCCGGCAGTCCGAACACGTCTTCCAGCGCGGTGATGGCGATGGTGCCCTTCGTGAGTGTGCCGTAGTCGATCTTTCCGGCGCGCAGGACGATCCGCTCGATCCCGCGCTTCCGGCTGCGAACGCAGAACACGTCGCCAGGGTTCAGCGCATAGGCGCGCCGATCCAGCCGCACCTGGAGCTTGCGGATAGCCGACGTCGACACGTTGCAGTCGCGCGCCGCCACCCTGCCGGCCAACTCGCCGGTCGGTAGGCCCGGATACTCCTTCGTCGTCGTGATCACGCCGCCGGCCGCGCGGATCGCGCCGGCATTCTTCGCACGGGCACGCCGGTCGGTGTTGGTGATCGGGTCGTGCCACACGACGACGAATTGATTCGCCGTGCCGTCGAGCGCGGTGATGCTGTCTTCGTCGATCCCGAGCAGCCCGCTGTCCTCGTCGAATACCGGCAACGTCGCGACGTCGTAGTCATCACGGATCAGCCGCAGCGTCCAGAGTCCGGTCGATCGAGAAAGGAACTGGGTGGCGCCGATGTGATCGAGGACGGTCTGCTCGAAGTTGTCCAGTTCGTCTGCCACGCGAAACTTGAGGCACAGACCAAAGCCCTCGGCGAACAATGTATCTGCGGCCTTGCGATACGACGCCTGGTCCAGCAGGCCGCGATCCTTGCCACGGCCCCAGTCGCGGTTGGTCTGGCACTCGAACAAGATGTGAGCGGGGTTCATCGCCTTCACCTGGTCGCCGGCCAGGCTGATCACGGCCTTCTCGGGATACCAAACTCCACCGTCCCATCCGTTCAACGCGCGCCGCCACCGGCTCATCCACGCCTTCGGATACTTGTTCATCGCACAGAGTTGCCCGTCGAAGAAAGCAGTGGTGACGCCGCGGAACGCGGGCACCAGGCCACCTAACATCGCCGCCAAGCGAGGATTCACAGGTTGGTCCGGGGCGCCGAACATGACGTCTAGCGGCCCGGCGATGCCACCCTCCGCCTTGTCCCCACCGAACAACTCACCGGCCTGGATCTGGATGGTCTGGTTGCTCTTGACCGACCCCTTCCAAGCGGTACGGTCGCCGGCCTTGATCTCGACCATCTCGTCAAGCGGACCTCTCGCAAACCCCATGAGAATACCCATGTAGTAGCGGTAGCCCATCGTTTGCGCTTTGCTACGGCCGCCCATTTCCCGCCTCCGCACGTGCGTGGTTGACCAGGCGCACGGCCAACTCGTCACCGGTAGCCTCAAGCACCGATGCCGGCACTCCCTCGGCAACGAACCGGTGCCAGTCCAGGCCGTGGGCATTGAACCAGGCGCGCGCACCGGATACGCAGTAACCCGGCCGGCTGGTCAGCCCCGGCACACTGCGCAGATGCGCTGTTGTGATGATCAGATCCGTCACTTCTTCGACCCCTTCGATTTGACTGCCTTCGTCCGCTCGTTACCGGTACCGAGGACGATCCAGTCCTCGATCCACACATCGCCGAAGATCACGTAGTGGCCGGTGCCGTCCTCGGTCTGCGGAAGATCTTCGGAAGTCAGCGCCTCCGGTTTCGGCTTCGGCGCTTTCGCAGAAGTAGCGCTGCTGATCAGATACGACGCGACCAGAATCGCGATTTGCACCCACATGGATGACTCCTACCACCAAGGGTCGCCGTCGAACGGCGACTTGCCCGGAAGGAATGGCACTGCACCGCAGTTCGCTGTGTTGTTGAACTTGTCGTTGCAGGTTTGGATGAGCTGATCACATCCGGGGAACGCGACAGCCCGAGTACCAGGAGCCAACAGCGAGGTGCCACCGACCAGGACCAGGCGGTTGCCGGTGTGTTGTTGGATGCCACGCTGCTCGATCACTCCCTGGCCGCTGTCCCACTCGACGTAGCCTCCGCGGAACCAAGCATCGGGGTAGCCGCCGATCGCGTTGCCGGCCCCCGTCACGCTGTTGCCATCACGCAACTCGACTGTGAACGGCACGCGGTATTGCTCGCGGTCTGCCCGGCAGTTGTGATCGAACACCGTGTAAGGGCACTCACGTCCCCATGCGAGGCTGATCGAGGTGCGCGGTTCTGTTCCGAGCAGCCGGCACTTGATCTGCACCCGGCTGTCGGCCGGCCAGTTCACCTCGTCGATCCTGCCCATCCACACCACAAGCCCCTGCGGCTCGTTCCAGTGGATGTCCCAGACGGTCAGTGTTGGAGCCTTCGATGGCCGAGCGCCCCGGTACAGCTGCGCGACTTCCAAGTCGCTCGGGCCAGTAACCGTCATGATGTCGGCGCTGACTTGGCCGGTCATGCGCCGTCCATCGTCGCTCACCGGCCGCGCCCGGAACGTCATGTTGTTGAACTCGATGTCTCGATTCGCTGTTGTGTAGGTCCAACGGATCGGGCCGAGGCGGAAGTCGTACAAGCTGATCGCCTGGCCATCGGCGAGGGACCGCTCGCGATCACTGAAGCTCATCGCGTACTCCTCGGAACACCGTGCTGGCTGTGCTGATGCCGTCGGTGTCGGTTTCGTGTGTGATCTGCACGCTGTCGCTGTCCTGCCGGCATAGGGTCATGAACGAGATGCGTGCGACGTCGCTCGGCCGGACAACGCTGCCCAGCGCGCTGTCGATCGCCAGGCGCTCGACGTCGACGATCAGCTCGCTGACGTCGAGGATGCGCCGGTAGAAGACCTGCCCGCCGAACAGCTCAATGCGGATATCGCGCCGGCCGGGAGCATCAGCCCTGAAGAACCGCGCCAAGCCGCACAGCTCGACATCGAGGACGGAGCTGGTCGCAGCCACTGTGTCGACCAGCACCAGGTCGGCGGCATGGGTCGGAATCCAGATCGCTTTCTGCCTGCCGCGCAGGGCGTACAGCAGGCTGCGCAGCGCCGCGTGCTCCTCGCGGCCCTCGGTCTGCCAGCGGAAGCCGTGAACCGGAAAGCCGATCCCCGCCTGGTCGGCGAATTGTGGCAGGCCGGTTTCGTTGTCCAGGACATCGAGCAGGCGCTGGTACGACAGGGACAAGTCTTCCGACTCCTCGGGACGCCGCTCGAGGACAGGCCAGCCCCGGTACGTTGCCGTCGGCATGACCTCCAGCCAGTCGCTGCTGTCCATCACCAGGAACCGCGCTTGTGCGCTGTAGAGGGTGTCGGTCAGCCGGGTCAGCGCCGGTTGCTCCGTCAGCTGTGCGGTGCGAATGGGGTACAAGCGGGAGCCGGCCGGCCAGCGCCGCTGAACCGGACGCGCAAGCTGAATGGCCGACGCCGCCAGGTCCTGGATCTCCACGACCTCGTACTCGAATGCTGACTCACCGCGCAGCAGCGCAAGGCCCCCGGCCCGGAAGTCCCGCCAGCGCGTATCGCACTCGACCGTCAGCGCGCCGGCCGCGGTGACGCTTGCCAGCAACTGGATGTCCGGCCACACCGGCAGCGCCCAGATTCGCCCGCCCCAGCCGGCCAAGCTGAGATCGAGGAGCACGCGCTCGCGCCCCTCCGCGTAGAACTCGGCTTCGAATGAACGCCGGGGTGACAGGCGCAGCGATCGCCGTTGCTCGACTCCCGACGTGCTGGTCAGCAGCTCGGTCAACCACTCCAGTGACTCCTGCACGCCATCAGCCCAGTCCGGCGCAAACGGCCACGCGGTGATCCGGTTTCCGGTAATGACTAGGATCAACGGCTGTTCGTCCTGCAGTTGCCAGACGATGCGCGCGTCCACTACCGGCGGTCCATCCGTCGACACGGCCACAGTCCAGATGCGCTCCTGCAGCGCCGCGAACGGCAACGGCGGCGACGGCTGGCCGGCCAGGCTGATGCCATCGGCGTCCTCGCGATCGATCTGCGACAGGGTGCGGGGCGTGAAGTGGGCGTTCCAAACTGAGACGGGACGTTCCTGCACGCTCACGACGTTCCCCAGATCCAATCGGCCAGGAATCAGCCAGATGCGGTTGTAGAAGTTCTCGACCAGGTCGGACTGGTGAACTGCCGAGTACGCCGAGTGAATGACGTCAACCGGCTGGTGTGCCGCATAGCTGCCAGCCAAGGTCGAGGCGCTGGCCGAGCCCAGGGTGATGTCCTGGTTCAAGCCCAGAGCGGAGATGTTCGGGGTGATGCCGGCAACGACCGCTTCGACCGGCCGAGGTACTTGAAATCCGGGGAAGGTCGCCATTTCTACTCGACAACCCGGAATGCATAGCCGACCAGCGCGCTGGTGTTGCCGAAATCGTTTGCTGTTCCGCGCTGCAGCAAAGGGAAGACGCGCCAGGTGTCGGTTCCGATCGTGATCGAGTCCCCAGGCGCGAGGAAGTCCATCCGGCACAGACCGAAATCAGGCGCTTCGCCGATGTACCTCGAACGCTGCTGAGCGCCGAACGCATAAATTGCACACGGCACAACGTTGGTCGAGCTGTTCAGCTCGTTGGCGCTCGCGTCGATCAGCCCAACGTCGGGGTGATACTGACTGCTGTAGTTTCCGCGACCCGGACCAACGACGCGTCGCGAGACGTTCGTTGTGTAGTCGAACGGCAGCCACTCCGGCGAAGGGCCGCCGTCAAGGCTGTCCAGCCGCAGCACGCTGCCGCCGCCACTGTACCGAATGTGATAGCCATCGAAGGGGTGCGACGACCAATTGTTTGTCAGCGCTTGGCCAGGGCTGTAGATGAACGAGCCGCAAACATACTGACCGCCTGTATAGGCGACGCCACGCTTGTTCAGGGAGCCGATCAGCACTGGACGGAACTGACCGGCAGCGATTTCGACGTGAAGGTGCAGATAGGCAGCGGTGGCGAACAGGTAATAGCGCGTGAATGGCCCGGCGCTGAGCTGCGCTATGGTTGCTTCTTTCGACGAATACGGGTTGTTCTGCACCGAGCTGCCCGGCTGCGCGTTCCACGCCAGGCCGTTATCGAACCCCGTATTGCCGGCGAGCTGCCATTGATTGGAACCGGCGTTGAATGACCAGTAGCCGTCGGCGTTGTGACAAAGCCATTCCGATGCCGAGGCGCGGTCGGTGACCCAGCCGAGGGTTTCAGCGTGGGTGCGGAGCTTGCCCAGCAGATCCGACGGGTTGTTCGCTGTTCCGGTGAAGTAGGCCATGTTCAGTCCGCCCTAATTGCAAAGAGCCAGGGATTGCCAGACCGCCACGCCGTCTGGAAAACAACGTGATCGACTCCGTTCTCGGTGATGACGTCTTCGGCGCCGGAGTTGAGCGTCGGGACGTACCAGGCGCCGTCGAAGTCGCCCAAGTACCTCCTGCCTTCAGTTTCGCGGGTCACGAGGCTCAACGCCTTGAGGGGGAACTTCCCGAACGAATCCCGCAGCTGATTGACAACGGCTTCACTGCTGCCCGCATAACGGCCGCAGCCCAGCGGGAGGAGCGTCCGATTGCTGTAGTCAGATTCGTTGGCTGACCCACCTGCGACAGTGAAACCGAGCCAGCGCCCGGCGGGATCGCGGAGATAGCAGCTCCGCTCGTAGGGGCTGCTGATGCCCCGGTGCCGGTCGCTAACGTCGGACCAGCGGGTTGCAACGTCGCCACGGTAGGAGCCCACGACAGCCAGTGGATACGGGTACTGCGACGGCGGACAGGGTGGCAGGATGAAGCCCGCGCCGGCCGACTCGTAAATCGTGCTGACCTTGACGACCAGCCAGAACCTGCGGCCGTTGGCGAAGAACCAGTAAGGCATCGGCTGGTTCCATGCCAGCAGTTGCACCCGCGGGCTGTAGTTGACGAAGGCTGTCCAGAAATCGCCACCGGGCGGGATCGCCCCAGCATTGAACGCCGTGCCGCCCATCAGGCGCAGGTTGTAGTAGTCCAGGGCGGTATCGCCGTAGCTCTGAATCCCCATGTAGATGGCGTCGGTGCCGCCCAGGCCAGGGGCGCGCAGAGTCACCTGGCGTACGGCTATAGCCGTGCCGGACGCGGGGATGGTGTTGTCGAAAACCATCTCGTAGGCCTGCCCAGCCGCGACCAGGTCTGGGTTCGCGGTGAGGAACTGGACGAGGCGCTCGACCAGGTTCTGGTGGTTCGTGGCTGTGCCGAATTCGGTGGCCATCAGTTGATTCCCAGTAGTTGACGGAATTTCTGCGGGTCGCGGCTGATGTGCAGAACCATTGC